TGGATTTACGACAGTCACTGGGATCAGTTCGGGTGCAACGTCATACACTCTGTCGGGTCTTAGTGGAAGCACGGCATACGGCCCGTTTACGCTGACGGCGGTAAGCGGATCTGGAAACACCGACTCGGCTGCCATTGCGGCACAAACAACCCCGCCACCCCCCGCGCCGACACTGACTTTTTCATCAAAACTGTTCAACTCAATCACGTTCGGCATCACGGCGCCAAGCACGGGCGATCAAACGTCATACAATTTGTCGGGCTCTGGATTTACGACAGTCACTGGGATCAGTTCGGGTGCAACGTCATACACTCTGTCGGGTCTTAGTGGAAGCACGACATACGGACCGTTTACGCTGACGGCGGTATTCGCAGTTGGAACCATCGACTCGGCTGCCATAGCGGCACAAACGACCCCGCCCGCCGGACCTGGGACTGTAGCAACGACTGGTAATAATCTCAATGGACAAATCATACTTTTTTGGACTGGGGCTCCTGCAGGTGTAACCTCATACATCATATCAGGATCAGGTATTGCGACGGAAACTCGACTTTCTATCGATCCAACTCAAATTAATTATAATGGGCTCGCTACCGGTACTTATGGTCCGTTTACAGTCCAATCAATCAGCAGTACGAACGGTGCCGGTGGAAGTACTACTGCCGGTGCGGTCACAACAGGTACCGTCGTAAATACACAATATACGGCAGGGATTTTAACCTGTTCGGAAATAAATACGATCGGAGCAAACGGAACATTTCAAGGTGTTACATTTACGTGGCAATATTCGACACCTTATGAATACGGCGATACAAGTGCAATTAACGACGGGGGGCAATTTTTCCGTTCGGGGCCCACGAGTCGTTACAACTCAGCCGGCAATCCATCCCAAGGTCAAACCCTTGCGGGCATTGCGGGCGATTCGCTCCGACTCTCTCTAAGCACGCCTCTCGTGTTCAACAGAGTATTTATCACAGTGGGTGATTTTGATCAACCTACGACAATATATTTGATCGCATCAGATAACGGGTATGGATCGTATGTACAGTTCGGAGTTGTTTCGCCGACTGTAAGTTCAGCACAATCGTACACATTCAACAATACTACAGCGTATTCTTCATATGCTATGATTTATAATACGATTATAGTTGATCCCAACCTCAATCAAGGTACATTCCTTGTCAGACAGGGTCAATATTGGTTCCGTCAGTAAACAATAGGCGTCCGGTACGATCATTTAATTTTCACCCGCAAGTGTAATGCAAATCTGGAAGTGGCTTGTGATCCTTGCTCTGCTGTTTTTGATCACGTACAATCCGAGTACGCGTACTATGGCGAAATATTTTGATGAGTCTACAGTAGAGACGGAGAATGTCTACATCTCCGCAAGGCCCTCGCGAGAGGCACAAAGCGATAGCGGTCCCGGTGACGATGATCGGTGACCGCCCCCATATGCTCATCGTCCATGATCGGCGGTACAAGGAGTGGACGTTTGTCACAGGCGGGTGTCGCCGACGCGAGGTATACAATCCCTTACGGTGTGCCATCCGTGAACTTCACGAAGAGACCAGGGGAATCATCGATGTCAAGAGTGGGTCGTACACGTACTTTCGATTCACGACCAACTATAAAGGTCCAGGGGATACCGAGGCTGACGCCGACACCGTGAGTGTCTACCACGTCTACATCCTCGACCTCCCCACGACCGCCATCGAACAAAAGTATATGATCCAGCGTTTCAACGAGGAGAAGAACAAGATGGAAACGTCCCAGGTTCCATTCAAAAAGAATCACGACGAAAACACGGCGATGATTTGGGATACGCTTGAGGGTATCTCGGCCCGTAAGGATCTATGGATCCTCATCAGGGAGTGTATTCTCAACAATCCAGATTTTCCAAAGGCGCTCCATGCGTCACAGAAAACGGCATTTTATCTTCGGTCCTAGAAGGAAATGACCAAACCAAAACGCGCATTTGCTGAGATGCTTGTGGCTGCACAAGGATCAGGTAGCGTCGATGATATCTGTGAGCAAATGAGCCTCATGGATATCATATACGAAATGAAACGTCTCGAGAAGGAGGAGGAGCAAGCACCACCCGAGCCCGAGCCCGTCGCATCACCCGAGCCAGCGCCGGAGCCCGAGCCAGCGCCGGAGCCCGAGCCAGCGCCGGAGCCCGAGCCAGCGCCGGAGCCGGAGACAGAGGCCGTCACAGCACCAGCGCCGGAGCCGGTACATCGTGTGTTCCGACCGAGCTTTTGGAGTCGACTTGCATCCGAAGAAGAGGAAGATTAAAATCTTCTCAGCCCATGACAAGATGAAGGATGCAGTGAAGCTCGTCGCCGGGCTTGTCGCTCTCTACGTTGCGTTGACGTGGTCATACTCTGGCTATACCCCCCAGTCCAAGATGGAGGACAGTGTCGCCGATCGGTCCCTCAAGCGTCCGTATGCACGCCCTTAGAAGAATAGTGCCGTATAATAACATGTCTCTCGTGGTCACAAAGCCACCTCGATTTGCACCAGACAAGACTCGCGACGCAAATCGACGTGTGTATACGCTTCACTCGAAGCAGAATGATGTTTTCGCATGGCGTCTCGACGATCAGAGCGTCAAGATGGCGACGGTTGCGTTTCGTCGTAAGAATGATGCGTCGCTTATGGCGTATATGATTGAGCGTCATGTCAAACAGGAGAACAAGTGGCCGGATGTTCGCATGGTTGATAATGCATTCAGTATTTTTGGTGGGCATATAGATCGAAGCGAAATAAATAGTCTCATCGAAATTCGCCAATGGACCATGGATCCGCTCCAGGTGTTTTGCATTGACGCATATCTCGATCTCATCGTGCTCAATGAGGTTCGTCAGGGGGAGAACAAATATAAGCTGTCTGGCGAGATTCTCAAGTTGAGCATCCCGGGGGAGATGTATGCGCTCAAGATTGCCGAACTCTACAACCTCCCGAGCTTCATCAAGGAACCCGGGCTTGATGAAGAGTAAGCTCACTCTTCGGCGACGGGTGTCATGGGAATGTATGCATTGCCGGTCAGAACCGCCTTGGAATACGCCATCGCAACCACAAAGTGAATATGAGGCCAATCGAGTGCCTCAATCTCATTCACCTTGACCTTCATGGGATTGGCCTGAATCTCCTTGACAAGCTGTTGATGCTTGTCAGGAGTACCCAACGTCTCTGCCATGATTGTCATCTTCTGGAGCCACGTGACGTGCGCCTTATCAGATGGAACAAACGCCTTGATGAACTTTGCAGTAATAGTCTCGGCCATTTTACTTACCAGACAACGCAGACTTTAAGTCATGTCGTTCTTGACCATGCACTTGACGAGCTCCGGAAAAGTACACGTAGGTGTCCATCCAGTTGCGAGATGAAACTTGGACGAGTCGCCGATGAGCACATCAACCTCGGCCGGTCGGTAAAATGCCGGATCGACAATCACCATCGGCTCCCCCGTGAGAATGTTCCGACCAATCTCCTTCTCGGTTGTGCCCTCCCACTCGATGGCAATGCCGGAACACTTGAACGCCTCCTCGATAAACTCGCGAACCGAGTGCGTCTCGCCACTCGACACCACATAGTCGATAGGCTCGGACTGCTGAAGCATGCGCCACATCGCCTCGACATAGTCGCGTGCGTGACCCCAATCACGCTTTGCATCCAGGTTCCCAAGCCGGATCGGAAACTTGTGCTCTCCGATCGCCTTGGTAATCTTCCGCGTCACAAACTCCTCACCGCGACGCTCAGACTCGTGGTTGAACAGAATGCCCGTACACGCAAACATGTCGTACGACTCGCGGTAGTTTTTCGTGATCCAGTAGGCGTACACCTTGGACACGCCGTACGGACTCCGGGGCCAAAACGGCGTCGTCTCCGTCTGTGGCGTCTCCTGCACCTTGCCAAACATCTCGGACGTCCCCGCCTGGTAGAATCGGAACCGAGCGTCGTTTGTCTGACGAATCGCCTCGAGCCAACGAAGCGTCCCGAGCGAGTTGACGTTTGCGGACCACTCGGGCTGTTCAAACGACACCTTGACGTGTGACTGAGCCGCCAGGTTGTACACCTCGATCCGATCCCACACAACCATGTCGGAAATCTCCTTGATGAGCATCGAGACTCGCATCGAGTCAGTCATGTCCCCCTTGACGAGTCGAAAGTTTGGGTGCGTCAACACCTCATTAGACAGACGTCCCATTTTCGTCTCGCTCGAATAGCGTGCAAATCCATACACGATATACCCCTTTGCGAGCAGGAGCTCGGCGAGGTACGAACCATCTTGACCCGCGACACCCGTAATGATAGCCGCAAGCATCTCTCTTAAAGTGTCTTCAAGCCTTTAACACCTGCCATGAGATCGGCAACTTTGAGCGCCGTGTATGCGAACGGCTCGATCGGGGGTTCGTCATCCTCGATGAACAGCGGCTCATCCTCGATATACGGCATGTATCGAGGGACTACGGGCTGAACCCGGGGCGTAAATATGAGTACGAGCATATAAATGAAGCGGAGCTTCTGCCAGTACGTCATCTTGAGGGGTATGCTACAGAGATCCCATAGCGCTTTCATCATCTAAACTTTTACAACCTTTTTTGTTTATGTGGGACAACGAGGGCACTCGGTTTTTGCGTGAAGTGATCCTGCCCCGACTCGATGCACACGAGGCTGAACTCAAGGAGCTCCGAGCCGTCACGTGGCCCGTGTGTCAGGGTCTCCTCGATGACAAGATGCCCTTCAAGAATGTCGAACGAAAGCGCAAGTTTTTGCGTTGGCTCGACGTTGACGAGATTCGAAACCTCTTGCGACTCAAGGCGCGCTGGTGTGGCGTAGACGCCGTGTCGTGCGACGAGGAACTGCGCATGATTACTGTCGTTTCTTGATGACAAATATACCTATCCCGTTCCAAAACCCGGATGTTACTGATTCCATCCCCTCTGGATAGGTCACCTCGGACGTTTGAATGATGTGGGCATTCACGTCGCGGAGTGCATCCATCGTGCCCCGTTTTACATCTGTCATGCTCCAATCGTCAATCATGATGATTGCATCATCGGCAAGTGCATCCCATGCATATGTAATCGCCTTGTATTGATCTTCGTAGGCGTGTGCACCGTCATACAGATAAATGTCGATCGGGGCTTTGAGCGGTACCGTGAAGAAATCAGCCTCAATCACGTCAACACCCTTAATGTCGAACGTTTCCATATTCTTCAAAAAATCACCCCGTGGGTCGATATCATGTGGCAGTTTCGTGACGGGATCGAGCTCGAATGACGTGTTAAACTCCGACCAGTTATCGATGACGGTTGCATGCGTCGTGTCTCCATTCATGTACATGGCTGAGACGAGTGACGAACCTTTCCATGTACCAACCTCGAGATACTCCGTCTTGCGCCCGGGTGTCTCGAGCGAACACAAGTTGTTGTAAAAGTGACGGGTCAACGTACCTGTCATGCCGTCGAGCTTGAGTATCGGGAGTGTGAGTCTGCTCGAGTCGAGTTTGGAGAGACACTCAATGACGTGTCTCGTCAAACGCGTATCTTCATGCGTCGTTCGTGTCAGGTAGGGAAAAAACGCGTCTTTTAACATCTCTTGGCG